GCTCTCTTCCTGGTGTAGTTCACTCCCGTAAACTGGGCAAACTGAGAAGAAGCAAAGCTCTTCGACTCAGACACGGTTATCTCCCATTGTTCCAAAACCTTTCGGTATTTGGTATGAAGGTGTTTGTTAAAGATGACAACGTCATCTCCACAAACATAGAATTGCTGATCCCACCTCTTATTGTTTAAGAGGTAGAGAAGGATCCCATGAGATAATGAAAATAGAGGAAAAGATGGACCCAACCCAAGGGGTTGTCCCTTGGTCCATCTCATATTCCTCCCCCTAAGGGGAGGCCTCCATTGTCCTATCTCTACGATATCGCACAAAAGATGCCTAGACCACTTTGACCAGGTTGTCCTAGAAGTAAGTGCCCTAAGGACTTGCTTCTGGAATTCCTAGGGGAAGTGATCAGTTGCAGAATGTAAGTCTATGGAATAAACCATAGACCCTTTCTTCAACATGGCCTGGATTGTATGATCAGCTTTACGCTGATTAAGTGTACAATCCCATGGTACTTCTTTTAAAGAGTGCATTAAGGCTTCTTTGAGAGGCTCTAATGCTCTTTGCAACACCACAGAAGGTGAAGCAAAATACCGTGTTTTAAGGCCAGGCTCATGCGTGACGTCAATCTGTCCAACAATAAAATAGGGGTTCATCAACCCCATTTGCTGGTAATAATCCCACTCCTCTAGAGTGGGATTGGTCAGATCGGGTCCTGCCCAAGTCGCACCAATGGCTTGTTGCACTATTTTGAGATGCCGGTGAACCACATGCGAATCCAGGAGGAGAGATAAATCCTCTGGGATCCTTTGCACGTGGGACCGCTTCCCTGGTAGTACCTGTAGGAGAGGTATAGGCTTTCCCGCCTTAACACGGGATATCCCAATTCTCTTACAGATTGGATAAACTTTCTTACTTAGTTTACCCATAGCCACAGGATTGGAAGTGATTTCCTTACGGATCTCATCTTCTATCTCCTTGGTTGTACTCTTTCTTCTGATAATGGTATACCAATTGGTAAGCATTAATACAGCCTTCAGATTGTCATCTGAAGACATTGCAACCTTGAATAGGGATCCAAAAACCCCAGCAAGATTGCCAGAAGAAGTGGTCGCGAACCACTCAGGTTTACAGGTAAGGGACTTACCTTGGGCCCAAGATTGTACAAGACAATCTTTAAAGGCTTTTAACCTACTCACAGTCCATTCAGGTCCTGAATGACTGAACCATCTTTCACAAGATGATTTAAACTGAGTTTTCAGTTTTTGAGGTAAGGGTATAGTCCTAAACCTCCGATCTTCCTGCCAGGTTGGAATACGGATAAAATCCGTTGCCATACTCATATGGAATTCTCCTTATGATATGTGGCCCAACTAGGCAGTTCAAGCCCGAAGACTTAGGGTGGGGTTGTCAGCCAGACAACCCGCCTATCACCCTATCAAGTTTTTTGGCGAAGAATCCTAAGATCCTTCCATGGCCTTATAGACCATGTGGAATTCCCAAATGGGATCGGAATCACTCCTTATTAGGGAGTGCGAACCTTGATGTTCCCTTAACCGGTAGAGACGAGAGCCCTGATGAGTCCTTACGTTAACCGGCTACGCAAGTGGCCCC